AAAAATAAATGGAACTACTGTAACAGGTGGTGGATTTACAGTTGCTTTTACAAGCTCAGCTGCAGGAGACATTGATACTGCTGAACCAACAGCTTTAAATTCTGTATCAGAAGGTGATTTTATCACTATTACATCTGATGGTGGATCTTCAACATCTCAACCAATAGACGTAACAGTTATTATAAGAAGATAATTATAGTGGGGATAGCAATATCCCCATTTAACTACGGAGAAACAAATGGTTAAAAAAAGAAAACAATTAAGTTTAGACGATAAAATTGATAGTATCATTGATCTCTTAGAAGATTTAAGATACGAACAATCAAATAAGGAGTGTGAAAATTGTCAAAACAATGACGATGATGACACAAATATTAACGATGAAGATGAGGAGAACGAATAATGTCAGGTAAAGGCGTAGATGGTGCTTTTGCAGTAGTATCAAGTCAAGCAGTTGCTTACACAGCAACAGCTGCAGCAACCGCAACAGCATTTAGTGATGGAATACATCATATTAGAATTTCTGCAACAACAGCTTGTCATTACAAATTAGCAGGTACACCAGTTGCAACAACTAGTGATACATATTTACCAGCTAATGTAATTGAGATTATCAGAGTAAATCCAGGTCAGAAAATTTCTTTCATAAGAAATGCTACTGATGGATCTGCTTCTGTTAGTCAAATGTCTAAATAGTTTAAATAAAATTTAAACAAGTTAGACTATGAACAAGATAGTTGAGAAGGAAGGATTAGTAACTACTACATATCATTCAGATGATAAGGGAATAGTTATTGAAAAAAATTTAGATTATAAACCAATAGTAGAGCATAATAAAAAATTATATACTCATAACTCTGGTTATTCTAAATCAAGAGAATTAAAAAGAATTGCTTCAGTTCCAACACTTGTTTTAGAAATTTGGGCAAAAGAATACAATGGCAGTAATAATTGGTTTGGATTGCCAAAAGATGTTCAAAATAAAATAATGAAAAAAAAATTAAACAGTTCTGAATTTTTACTTTTTAGAACAGCACCAGGTAGATTATAATGGCACTCTCAACATACGCAGAATTAAAAACAACAATTGCTAATTGGTTAAACAGAACAGANTTAACTTCAGANATAGCTGAGGATTTTATTGTTCTTGCNGAAGCTGACTTTAATTCTAAATTAAGAATACGTCAGATGCATAGTCAAACAACAATTACAATTGATGCAGAAACAGAAAGCACACCAACAGGATTTTTACAAGTAAGAGATTTTTTTATATTAAGAAACAACGACAAGCATCCAATGAATTATCTTAGCCCACCTCAAATGGATTCTATAAAAGGAACGTCTATGTCAGGTATTCCGGTAGCATATACTATACTAGGATCAACATTTAGATTTGCCCCAAGACCAGCAGATTCTTATTCTGGTATATTAAATTTTTATAAAAAGTTTGATGCTTTATCATCAGCTAATACATCTAATTATATTTTAACAGATCACCCAGCTATTTATTTGTATGGAAGTTTATATCATGCAAGTAATTTTCTTGGTGGTATTGACCCTAACCAATCTCAACAATGGTCGCAAATGTATCAAACAGCTTTAGAAAGAGCTGAATTAAATGATAGAGAAGATCAGTTTTCAGGATCTCCATTACAAATTAGATCCGATGTAACTGTATCATCTCCATTTAATAGAAGATTTGTTACATCAGTAAGTGAATAATTAATATGCAATTACCTTTTGGTGAATGGTTACCAGATCAACCTGAACACTTGAATCCAGGAGCAAACGTTGCTAAGAATGTTTATTATGCTTTACAAGGTTATAAACCATTTAAAAGTTTGGTGTCTTACAGTTCTAATGCGATGGCAGCAGACGCTAGGGGTGCTGGTTCATTCAGAGACAATACTAATACTGTTTTTAATTTTATTGCAACTAACGATACTATTTACGAACTAACCTCAGGTGCATTTACTGATGTAGGCGCATCAGGATTTCTTTTAAACAATTCATTCGCAACTTGCACAATTACAGTTTCTGATTATGCAAATATAACTGCTGGAAAAACAATTACTTTAACTAAAAATAATGGAACAGCAGTAGTATTTACTTCTACTCTTGGTTCTCCTGGTGCATTAGAATTTCAAGTTCAAACAAATAATAATACTACAGCTACAAATTTAAAAAATACTATTGATGCTCATGCGGATTTTTCTGCAACTGTAACTGGCGCAGTCGTTACAGTAACAAGAGGTGCTGTAGGTAGAGATAATTTAACAACTGTATCTACTGATACCGTAAGATTAACAACTACAAACTTTACTGGTGGTACTCCTTTATCAGGTACTAATACAGACTTTGTTACATTCACACAATTTGGAAATTACGTTATAGCAAGCAATGGAGTTAATGCCCCTCAATATTATTTAATGGGAACATCAACAAACTTTGCTGCTTTATCAACTATTGCTACAGATGGAAGTCCACCATTGTTTAGAGTATCAGGAGTTATTAGAGATTTTTTAGTTACAGGAAATATAGCCGGAGCAACAAATAGAATTCAATGGTCTGGAATAAATGATATTTCAACTTGGACAGAAGGTTCAAAATCAGCAGACTTTCAAGATTTACCAGGATCAGGTGGAAGAGTTGTTGGTATTACATCAGGAGAAGTTGGTTATGTATTTAGACAAAATCAAATTATTCGTATAGACTTTGTAGGTGGAGCAACTGTATTTAGATTATCAGTTATATCTCCAAACAGAGGTGCAGTTTATGGAAAAACTATTTGTCAAGATAATAGAAGAGTATTCTTTTATGCTGATGATGGATTTTATCAAATAGATGGAGATAACGTAATAGCAATTGGTGCTGAAAAAGTTAATAGATTTTTTGAAAGTAATTTAAATAAAGCATTTACAGATAGAATGGTTGCAGCTGTTGATCCATTTAATCAATTAGCGATGTGGTTATATCCATCAGCTAATAATACTTCAAACACAACAGGTATTTGTGATAGAATTTTAATTTATAATTATGCAACTCAAAAATGGTCTTTAGCAGAAGCTAGTGCTAGNCAAATATTTTCACAATTTGTTGGAGCTTATACTGTTGAATTAATGGATATTATATCTCAAAATTTAGATACTATTAATATTGCATTAGACTCAGATTTCTGGACTGGTGGACAGTTGTATTTAGGTGGTATTACTAATGATTATAAAGCAGCAATATTTTCTGGTAATCAATTAGAATTTGAAATAGAAACATCAGAGCAAGAAGTATTTCCAGGAGTAAGAGCAAATATTACAGGTGTAAGACCCATTGTAGATGCGACAGCAACAGTTACTATTAAAACAAGAGAACGTCTTGCAGATGATGAAACAGAATCTTCAAGCTCTACTATGACAGATAGTGGTATTAATCCTGTAAGACAATCAGGAAGATATGTTAGAGCTAATGTTAAGATAGCATCTGGAACAAATTGGAATCATGCTCAAGGTATAGATCTTGTAGCAAGTAGAGCAGGATATAGATAATGGCAGAAGTTGTTGAAAAAGATATAGATAATGTTAGATATTCATTTGAAGCACAAGAATATTTTCAAAGACAACTTGAAGAAGCGGTAAATACATATATAAACAAATTCAATACAGAAAACGATAAAGTTTTCTCATGGTTCATAGGAGATTAATATGGCAGGTATAAAAGATTTTAGCACAACAGCAGCAAATAATACTACAGTAGGTTCAGTTAGTGTTGCAGAAGGAATGTTACCTTCTACTATTAATAATGCTTTCAGAGGATTAGCTGCAGAAATTAGAGAATGGTTTAACGATTCTCAATGGGTTATTTATGGAGATGGTGATGGTTCATTTACTATTACTTATGCTTCAGCAACTTCATTCACAGTAGCAGCTGTAGACGTTACAGGTTTTTATCATGTAGGTCGTAGAGTTAAAGCAATAGCTACAACTCCAGGAACAATATTTGGCACAATAAGTGCAACTACATTTTCAACTAATACAACTGTAACAGTAACATGGGATAGTGGTTCATTAGCTAATGAAGCAGTAGTTATTTATGTTGCCGCATTATCTAAAACAAATGATTCAATTCCAGAACTAGTTATTACTAATGCTAAAGTTGCAACAGCAGCTGCAATTGACGCAACTAAAATTGGCGGTGGTTTAATATCTAATGCAGAATTTGCATTTCTTAATGGAGTTACATCTGCAATACAAACACAACTTGATGCAAAACTTGTTAAAGCAGATAATTTATCTGACTTAACATCAACATCTACTGCAAGAACAAATTTAGGTTTAGGAACTATAGCAACTCAAGCAGCAAGTGCTGTTGCTATAACTGGTGGAACTATATCAGGTTTAAGTTCTCCAACAGTTGGATCTGAACCAACAACTAAAACTTATGTTGATAATTTAGTTACAGGATTAAAAACAAGAATTATATGTAGAGCTGCTTCAACTGCAAATGTAGTTATAGCTTCTGCTTTAGAAAATGCTGATACATTAGATGGAGTTACACTTGTTACAGGAGATAGAGTATTATTAAAAAATCAAACAACAGATTCTCAAAATGGTATTTATACTGTTGTAGCTTCTGGTTCAGCTTCAAGAGATACTGAGTTTGATACTATTACAGAACTTGCTGGACAATTAGTTATTATTCAAGAAGGAACTGTAAATGCTGATACATTTCATTTATGCACTACAGACACAAGCGCTACATTAGGAACAACTTCAATTACATTTACACAAGTAACGCCATCTAACTCAGGAACAGTAACATCTGTTGTTGCAGGAACTGGGTTAACTGGCGGAACTATTACATCTTCTGGAACTTTAGCAATTGATACTGGAGTTGTTACAACATTAACTGGCACTCAAACATTAACAAATAAAACTTTAACATCACCAATAATATCTTCAATTAGTAATACTGGTACTTTAACATTACCAACATCAACAGATACACTTGTAGGTAAAGCAACTACAGATACATTAACTAATAAAACATTAACATCACCAGTTTTAACAACACCAGCTTTAGGAACACCTGCATCTGGAATTTTAACAAATGCTACTGGCTTACCATTAACAACAGGAGTTACTGGTACATTAGGAGTAGCAAATGGTGGAACAGGATTAACAGCATTAGGAACTTCATTACAATCATTAAGAGTTAATTCTGGTGCAACTGCTTTAGAGTTTGCAACAGCAAGTGCAGGTTTTTCTGGTGCTACAACAACTTCTTCTGCTGTTGATATAACATTAACAAGTGCTTCTACTCAGGTACAAAATATAACAATGACTGCGGCAGATAAAGCAGTTATTCTTCCTGATGCCACAACATTAACTACAAAAGGTTTTCCAATATTTGTAATCATAAATAATGGATTTTATGCATTTAACATTAAAAATAATGGTGGTTATATACTAGCAATACTACAACCAAATACTTCAATAGAATTAACATTATTTGATAACTCAACATCAAGCGGTAGTTTTTCTACTGATGCTAATGCAATAAATTTAGGTACATCTCTAATAACTACTGTTAAATCAGGAACAACAGGCATCTCAACTACTCCTGCTCATACAAATCCTTGGAATAATGGTGTAAGTGCAGATAAACTATCATCAACAACAGCTATAATTTTTTATGTTGCTGGTACTTCTAACAGAGATGTTTATGGAGTTGTTGTTTCTTATTCTGGTACAACAATTACAATAAATTCAGAAACATTATTGTATAGTGGTTCATCAACCGCTGCTACTTGTTTTACAAGTGTAATGTTAGATTCAACTACTGGACTTATAATTGTAGGCAGAACATCAAATAAAATTGCAGTACCATTTACAATATCAGGAACAACTATAACAGCAGGTACAGCTAGTTCAACATTTGGTACTGGTAGTGGTGGTGCTGGTGGTTTTTCTAAACCAGTTGCCGCAAGTTCAACACTAGCTTGTTTATTTGATAATACAGTTACAGATGGTTTAATTTATAAATTAAGAACTATTCAACACAATGGTGCTTCTGCACCAACTATTGGAACTGCATCTTCAGGCACAATTACTGTTAATTATGATGAAGCTCCACCAACAATAAGTCCAATAAGTTCAACAAAAGTTTTTATTGCTTATGCTGATAATGTAACTCAATATACAGTAGCAAGAATTGGAACTTTAAGTGGTACTTCTGCTCCAACTCTTGAAACAGCAAATACATCTTCAGTAACTGCTAATACTTATGACTTTTATACTAATAGTGTAATTCAAGTATCTTCAACTGAATTTTTATATTTAGGTTCTCTTGGGACTGATAGATATACAGTGTCTGGGAATACAGTTACTTATGATACTACTTCTTTATTTTCTACTTTTAATTCTTTAATTCAAAGTTATTATAATACACATACTATATCTTTTGGAAATTTTGCAATAAAACTTCTTTTTTCTACTGGAAACTTTTTTCTTTTACAAAAAAGTGGTAATTTTTATTATGGAAAACAAAATTATTTAATAGCACCAGATGGTACTTCTTCTAATCTAGGAAGTTATACTTCTATGCCAATAGAACTTGACTCAACTACATTTTTAATGGCTACTAATAGTGGTGGAGTAGGATCAAAAATTAGTGCATATTTAGTTAAATATATAGGAGCATAAATGAAAAAAATATTAACAGATAATAATGGTGGAATATTCGGAGTATTCAATGAAGTTAAACAAGTAGCAAATGGTTACATTTGTGATGGTGCTTCTTATCAAACAATAGTTACTGGAGAAGTTACAGTTGAGGAAGTTGCTGATGATTACACAATACCACAACCTGATGTTATTGAAATTATAACACAAATTAAAGATTACAGCACAACAGCAGCAAATAATACTACAATAGGTTCAATTAGTGTT